AAGTTAGAGGACTACGTGGAGGAGAAGCAGGATGCAGTTTGAATATTACGCAACCATCGTAAAAATTGTGGACGGAGATACTGTAGATGTCGATGTTGATTTGGGCTGGAATGTTGTTATACGTGGTAGTGCTGGGCGCATCCGTCTGCATGGGGTCGATGCTCCAGAGTCTCGCAATAGAAACGTGGAAGGCAAAGCACATGGACTCCTTGCCAAAAAATTCGTACAGGAAAAGCTTAAAGTGGGAGGAGTATATAAACTCCGAACAAAAGAGAAGGGCAAATTCGGAAGATACTTAGGTGACTTTCAGATAGGTGATAAGTGGTTGTGTGCAGAGCTTGTGGCTAACCAACTAGCTGTACCGTATACCGGACAGAACAAAAAAGAAATTGCGAAAGCGCATGAAGCTAATCGACTATTACTGGTTAAGAAAGGATTACTATGACGGCTTGGAGCTACAGTAAAGTAAATGCTTTTAAACAATGCCCTAAAAAGTATTATCACTTGTATGTTAAGAAAGATATAAAAGATACAGGCAATGCAGCGACCAGGTATGGAACTCTGGTGCATAGTGCTGCTGAAAAATATATAAAGGAAGGCGCTCCTTTAAAAACAGAATATAAGTTTTTACAAAACACGTTAGACGCTTTCAACAACATAGAGGGCGACAAACATTGTGAGATTAGACTTGGTGTTGCTAAAGAAGACGGTGTATTTAGCCCAACTAAGTTTTTAGCTAAAGACGTTTGGTACAGAGGCATAGCGGACTTACTCATAGTAAACAAAGACAAAGCGTATGTTATAGATTATAAGACAAGTAAAAACACAAACTATGCAGACATGAAGCAACTCGATTTACTAGCTGGCGCAGTGTTTGTGAACTTCCCTGAAGTAAAAAAGATTAAATCTGCACTCTCTTTTGTCATGTGTGATGGCTTTATAACTAAAGAACATACCGTAGATTTATATAAGTCGTACATAGGTGTATTTGACGAGGCGCTAGAACGTATCGAGGTTGCTACTGAAAAAGATGTATGGAACGCAAAAGATGGACCTCTGTGTGGGTTTTGTCCAGTAATTAAATGTGAACACAATAGGAAAAGATGATGGGATCATATAAAAAAGGACAAGAGCAGGTCGTTGTGCCCGCAGAAAATGGAGAAAAGTGTTTTTACCCTAATTGCAGTATAGGTAGCAAACTAAAAGACAAAGACGCATGTGTAACTTGGCGCACTAGCGTGCCTTTAGAAAAGATATATAAACAATTTCCTCCAGTAGTTAAACTAGCTATCCAAGAAAATTGTTATGACTACGAAAGACAATACCAAAAAATGGCATTTGACTTTTATTTGCACCCCGAGTGTGCAGCCGAGTGGGGCATGCAGTTAATAAAAGACGCCCTAAATTCAAACGACAGAGTAGGTAGAAGATTAAGTAACCGCGAAAAGGAGTGGGGACGATATGACGAAGAGTAAACGAGACTACAAAGCTGAGTACGCTAAGTATCAGGGTACAGAAGAGCAAAAGAAGAACCGTGCAAAACGTAATGCTGCTCGACGCAAAGCGACACGACAGGGCAAGGTTACCAAAGGCGACGGTAAAGACGTAGCACACAAGAAAGCTATAGACAAAGGTGGTAAGAACTCTGATGGTACTAGAGTAGAAACAGCCAGTCGCAATCGTTCTTTTAAACGTGATTCTAAAGGGAATTTAGTTTCAGAAACTAGTAAACGTGAACGTAAAAAGAAGACGTCTAAAGCATGAAGATAATTAATGATAGGGCTATCGTATTAAAAACTAGACGGCCTCACCTAGTAACGGAAGAGGCAAGCAACTATAAAATTTTAGAGGAGGCCGAGGGTGTTTACAAGATAGCGATACCGTGGGGGTTGCAAGAAGCTCAACTACTTGCCAAGTTAAAAGTAAAAGATATACCTTCTCCCATGACGCGTGACTATCAATTCACGGGTAGGTATGAACCTTTTGCTCACCAAAAAGAAACGTCTGAGTTTTTGACTTTACATAAAAAGTCTTTTTGTTTTAACGAACAAGGTACAGGTAAAACTGCTAGCGTAATATGGGCAGTGGATTACCTGATGCAGCAGAACAAAATTAACAGGGTATTGGTAATATGCCCTCTATCTATTATGAAATCAGCATGGCAAGAAGATTTATTTAAATTTGCTATGCACCGTACTTGTTCTGTAGCGCACGGTACTTCTACACAACGAAAGAAAATAATCGAAGCCGGGTCTGAGTTTGTCATTATAAACTTTGATGGAGTAGCGGTAGTCAAAGAAGAAATTATGAAGGGCGGCTTTGACATGATTGTAGTGGACGAAGCTAATGCGTATAAAAACGCACAGACTAACAGATGGAAAACACTGCGTGACATAACCGCTAATACACCATGGCTTTGGATGCTTACTGGTACGCCAGCAGCTCAATCACCCGTAGATGCTTTTGGTTTAGCCAAGTTAGTCAACCCGGAGAACGCACCTAAATATTTCGGGCAGTTCAGAGACAAGGTTATGCAAAAAGTCTCACAGTTCATATGGCGACCTAAACCCGACGCTGACAAAATAGTACACGAGGTATTACAGCCAGCTATTCGCTTTGAGAAAGACCAGTGTTTAGACCTTCCTCCACTTACTTATGTAGAACGAGAAGCTCCTCTTACTAAACAACAGGCTGCGTATTACAAACTTTTAAAAGACCGCATGACTATGCAAGCAGACGGAGAGCAAGTTACTTCGGTCAATGCTGCTACTAACTTAAACAAACTCCTGCAAATATCAGGCGGGGCAGTTTATTCAGACGACAAAGAAGTTATTCAGTTTGATGTAAGTAGTAGGTTAAAAGTAATCAAAGAAGCTATTGATGAAGCGTCTAACAAAGTCCTGGTGTTTGTGCCTTTTACTCATACTATAGAACTGCTAGAAGAGTTCTTAACAAAAAATAAAATACCGTGCAAAGTAATCTCAGGTAAAGTAACAGTTAATAGGCGAAGTGAAATAATCAAAGACTTCCAAGAGACGGATAAAGTTCAAGTGCTTGTCATTCAGCCTCAAGCCGCGTCACATGGTTTAACTTTAACCGCTGCTAATACTGTTATTTGGTATTCTCCCGTCACCAGTGTAGAGACGTACCTACAAGCCAACGCTCGTATTGACAGGCCGGGACAACACAACCCAATGACTGTTGTACATATACGCGGTAGTGAAGTTGAGACACGCTTGTACAATATGTTGCGGTCTAAGGTAGATCATCACCACAAGATAATCGATTTGTATAAACAAGAATTAAATACTTGACAATGTAAAAGTGTTTGCTAAACTGGCTCTCCCCCTAACAAGGAGCGACAGTATGAAAGAGACGCCGGACAAATTGACCGAAATTTATATTAAGATGCGCGAAGCTATAAAAGTTAAAGAAGATGAGATAAAAGAAATTAAAGTTCAGCAAGATAAGATTAATCAGAAGATGTTGAAGATTTGTGAGGACCAAAACTTAGACAGCTTAAAGACACACGCTGGGACTATTTCTCGTAGGGTACATACTAGCTACTGGCCCAGTGATTGGGACAAGATGCACGAGTTTCTTAAAGACAATGACGCCTTACACTTACTAGAAAAACGTGTTCACAACACAAACATGCGGGAGTTTTTAGAAGCTAACCCGGATGTAGCACCTCCAGGTTTACAGGTAAATAGAAAACATACTATTACTGTACTTAAACCACGTAAAAAATGAAACGTTTGCAAACGCAAGAAGGGTGTTTCATACATCCTACAACATACGAGCCCCTGCGTTTTATAGAAGTTGTAATAGTGGATAGCGGTAAGCTATCAAGAAACTACTACAAAGACGACAAGTTAGTATGTTGGTCTTTTGACTGCGACTTTCCAGATAACGGAGTGCTTGAAGGCAATGTGCAGGCTAGTCGTTGTATGGATTGCTCGAAATCTATAAAGGCCGGACAGAACAAAGGTGGAGCAGCTTGTAAGTACTTTACTAATATTAAAGTTGCTTTTCCTGAAACAGATTTTCTTTATGAACTTAGGCTAGGCGGGTTAAGTTTATTTTCAAAAGAAGACAGCAAGATGAACTTGTATAAATACATAGAACATCTTGAGCGTAACCGAGAGCACGTCGGTAATGTGCTAACCCAGATATATTTTGTACAGCATCGTAGCTTTTACAAAATGTACTTTAAACCGGTTCGACCTCTTGCCGAGGATGAACTTATAAACATACAGCAACTAAACCAAGTTGCAGAAACAAACCCTTTTAAGGAGCAAGATATGGCAAACCCAACTCACGTAATTAAAGACGTAGTTGCACAGTACCCACGTATAGACAAACCCTACAAATGGGATGACGCACAAGGTAGAAGTGTACCGTGTGATGCAATGGAAGACGGGGCATCTTACGATCTAAGTTTTAAAATGGAAGAAAAACAAGCCAAAGAAATACATGGGCTAATGGAAAAGGCTTGGAAGGAAAAGTGTGCAGCAGATAGCTCGTTTCCTAAAAATCAAAAACTAAAAGTAAAATTTAAAAAGCAAGACGATGGAACTTTTATAGGTAAGACTAGTCTAAAAGCTGCGTACAGTGGCAACTCAACATCTATAGAACAATTCGACTCGAAGAACAAAGTTTTAGAGCCAGGGTTTCAACTTACTACAGGTAGTCTAGTAAGTATAGCAGTCGAATTTTTTCCTTACAAAATGAACGGTGGTGGTGTATCACTTAGGCTACGCGGTGTACAGGTTAAGAAGTACATACCTTACAAGCCAGCGTCTCCATTTGAAGTAGAAGAAGATGGGTTTACTGCAGACGAAAGAGAAGGATCGTCTAGTCCGTTTACTGCAGATGATTCTGATGATGGGTTTGAATCTTCGACTACCTCCGAACCTGATCCGTTTGACGACGAAGATGAGGAACCTATAAAAGAACCAGTCAAACGCAAAAAGAAAAAAGACATTGTTGAAGAAGATGATGACGACATAGAAGATATTATTTCGTCATGGGGAAGTGATGACTAATGAGCTATGGTTATACGACACGGATCGACAGTCTTAACCGCGAAGCTGACCAATCTCTTCTGGGGGTTAAACTTGGCAGGGTATGTATTAAGCACGACATGCCCGTTGCTGAGTTGTCCTCCCAGTTGGGGGTTAGTAGGCAGACTGTATATAACTGGTTTATTGGTATGCACGAGCCTAGCAATGAGCTTACACCTTTCATAGAAGCGTTAATAAAAGAGTATAAATAATGCAAACCTTCGATCTCATAGATTACGTCGTCCCCAGAGGCGGCATATATAATGTGATCGGCATGAAAGACGGTAAACTTATACCAAAGTTTACTAATAGTTTAGAAACAGCATACGAAATATCCGAAGAATTTTCTGAGCAAAACACAGATGTCTATTTTGCTTTAGGTAAATTAAAGGAGAAAGGCAACAGAAAAGTAGACAACGTAGAGTCCCTCGGAGCTATATGGCTTGACATCGATTGCGGTGCGGGCAAAGCAGAAGAGATAGAACCTTCTACGGGTTTACCAAAGGGATACGCTAGTCAAGCAGAAGGCGCGAAAGCGTTGAAGGTGTTCTGTGAGGTTGTGGATTTACCCGAACCTACGATAGTGAATTCAGGATATGGTTTACATGTCTACTGGGCTTTTACCGAAGAGGTGCCTACAGAAAAATGGATACCTATAGCTCAACGGCTAAAGGAAATATGCGTCACTCAAAAATTTTATGCCGATCCAAATGTGTTTGACCCTGCTCGTATACTACGAGTACCAGGCACATATAATCAAAAGAAAGCTACACCTAGGTTAGTAAAGGTAATTAATGTAGCACCCGAACGCCACGCACCTGACACCATACGTGAATTGTTAAACGTAAATTCAGACGCGGTGGTAAAAAAACCAAGCGTTCAAACTGTTTTAGACCCGTTGCAAAAACTACTTGCACAAAATCAAGACTATAAATTTTCTAAAATAATTAGTAGGCAAGACCCTTGTTTACAATTAAAAGACAGTCTTATGAACCGTGCAACTCTGTCTGACAGAGTTGCACGGTTCAT